AAATGTTAGTAAGAATATTGTTTCATATGTGGATGTTGCAGGAATAGTACAAAGAGTTATAAGCAAAACTTTTACTGCAAATGTAAATGCTGTAGGAGAGATTGATTGTGGATGCTATAAAATTGCCTACACAGATGTTGCAGGTACAGTAGAAAGAGCAGTGAATAAAAACATAATTGTAAATGCAGATGTTTTAGGTGATGTGAGTAAGACGGTCAACAAAAATATAGTAGCGAATGTTACTTTTGGTTCAGAAGTAGGTAGAGTAGTCAATAAAGTTATAACAGGTAATGCTAGTGTAAGTTCTTCAATGATAAAAGAAATGACTAAATCATTTACGGCAGGAGTTTTAGTCGATGCAGATTTAATGAAGACTACCAGTAAGAGTTTTGTTGCAAATATTACTTGTGATACAGATTTAGTTAAAGCAGTGAACAAAGTAGTTGAAAGTAATGTATTAACAGATGCTAATTTAAAAACAGTAATTAACAAAGTAGTAAGTAGTGCAGTGAATGTAGGTACTGATTTAACTAAAGATGTGGGTAAGGAAATTGAATGTCTTACATTATCAGGTGATAGTCTTTCCAAGATAGTTTACAAGATTATTACAGCTAATACAGATATGACAGGGAGTAGTACAAAGCAGATAAGTAAAGATTTTATATCTGAGGTGGAGATAGAAGGACTAATTCAGAAGGTAGTAGATACTTTATTTTATCAGTGTTGTGTATCAAGTGAATATAGACAACTTACTTTAACAGCTACACCAATGAGCATTGTTTTATCAGCTATTTTTATTCGTGAGAATTGTGAGGTGAGATGACATGGCAATAAATTATAATACCGTAAGATTAAAAGCAGAATTTAAAACTTTTGATGATGAATATGCTGACCCAACAGGAATAGCATTGAAGATTTATGACAAACTAAAGGAACAAATAGGAGAGACTATAAGTATAAGTACTGTACAAAGGGTAAGTACAGGTATTTATGAGTATGACTATTTATTACCTTTAGATTACACTTCAATAGTTTATGAGTTTTCAGGAACTCTTAATGGGGAGATAATAACTGGAAGAAGTTCCATAGATTGTACTTGGACGTAAGATTAATACTTAACAATTGTGTATATACAGGATGGTTAAAACTATAACTGTTTTTATTATCCTGTATATTGTAGTACAATAAGATACAAGGAGGTGAATACAATGTTAACAGTGCAAAAAACATTGTTTTGTGACTACTACTTAGTGTCCCTAAATGCAACAGAAGCGGCTAAGTTAGCAGGGTATGAGTCTAAGAAACCTGAGGGGGTGAGGGTTAAAGCTTGTAAGCTTATGCAGGATAAAGAAATAAAGGAGTATATAGGTGATAGACTTAAACATAAGCAGGAAGGTCTTATTGTTAAACAGGATGATATTTTAGAGTACTTATCAGGGTGTATTTATGGAACAGAGAGTGAGAAACAGTTCATAGTACTAAGGTCTGGTGCAAAAGGAGCGTATGAAGATACACTTGTTGAAAGAGAGCTACCTTTAAAAGCCAGAGATAGAATAAGAGCCGCGGAAGTAATGGCAAAGATTTATAAGTTGATGGATGGGTATAAGGATAAAGAATCCACCATAATAATTAACAATACGATACCAAGAGAAGGGTAGATATATGTCAGATGTAGAGGTGGATTTAAAAAACTGTATAGGTTCTGCGTACTATAAAATGTTTTGGGACTTGGAGGATAAGAAACATATTCACTATCTTTTAAAAGGCGGGCGTGGTTCTTTAAAATCTTCTTTTGTTTTCATTTACGTAATTTACAGTATGACAAGGGATGCACTTGAGGGTAGGACTACTCATTGTGTTGCTATGCGAAAGATTAAAGATACTATAAAAGACTCTATATTTGAAAACTTCTTATGGGCAATTGATATTCTAGGGTTAGGTCAGTATTGGGACTCTACTACAAGTCCAATGAAGATATGGTTCAAAGGTTCATCCATACTTTTTAGAGGGTGTGCAAATCAAAGAGACTATGAAAAGATTAAGAGTATAAAGTTTAAAAAGGGTTATTGCAAGTATGTTGTGTTTGAAGAGTTGACAGAGTTTAACGGTATGGATGAAGTGTTAAGTATATTGCAATCTTTATTCAGGGGTACAAATGAAGCCAAAGCTTTTTATATGTACAATCCACCTGCAAGTAGGCTGAATTGGGTAAATAAAGAGTCAACACTTGAGAGGAGAGATAGGTTTGTTCATCACTCATCTTATTTAGATGCACCTAGAGAATGGTTAGGAGATATATTTATTCAAGAAGCAGAAGCATTGAAGATTATAAATCCAAGAAAATATAATCATATGTACATGGGTGAAGAGATAGGTGAGGGATTAGAAATTTATCCTTTAAGAACAATAGATAACCCAAATGGTGTACTTGAGATAAGACCTATAACCAGTGAAGAGATAGCTAAAATGGATAAGATTGACAGAGGACTTGACTTTGGGTATAGCCATGCGAGTTGTTATGTAGAGTGTTATTATGATAAAGCTAATGATTGGGTGTACATTATAGATGAAGTTTATCTGTATGGTGCTTCTAATTATTTACTTGCTAGCAAGATAAAAGAAAAAGCAGCAGGAAGATATATTACAGCAGATAGTGAAGACCCAAGAACAATTAACGAAATGATATTATACAAACTAAATGTAGGCAAAGCTAAAAAGGGCAAAGATAGTAAGGCACATGGTATCAAGTGGTTATCAGATAGGGCAAGAATAATTGTGGATAAAAGAAGATGCCCAAACATAGCTAGTGATTTAGAGACCTATGAGTACAAGAAAGATAAGTTTGGGAATATAGTATTTGACTTTCCTGACGAACCAGATGGTTCGGCGGCTGTACGCTATAGTTTGGAGAGATATACACTGGATAGTAAGATTAAATTCGGGGTGAAGAGGTAATGACAGTTAATGATTTATTTAAAAGATTAAAGGATGAACCACTTAACAAGATGATAACATTTAAAGAAGATTTGCATAAGAAGGGCTGGTCAAATATAAATATACATATTGAAAATGATAATATTTATATCTATCCTGATAAGGAACACATATTTAACAGGTAGAATAAAAATGGGGAAGGAGATTGAGATAAATGAGTGAACTATTAAAAGTATTAGAAGCAGACATTCATAAGAAGCAAGGTAAATATGTTGCACGTTCTTATTTTAATTACCAGCCAGAGAAGGGTGAGTCAGAAATTAATACTTACTCTAATGGAAAGATTAACACAGTTAAAACAAATGACTCCTGCTACCTCTACACTAATTACTTTAAGATGTTAGTTCAGCAGAAAATCAACTACCTTTTGGCTAAACAGCCAGAACTTAAAATTGAAACTGAAAAGGTAACAGGTGCAGTGATTGTTGATATGCTGGAAGATGTATTATTGACTGCTAGTTTAGATACTACTGCATGGCTTCACCTGTATGTAGAGAATGGTGTTCTTGATTGGATTTTAGTTAACGATAGGGAAATAATTCCTGTGTATGACAAGTACAAGAAGAATATTGTTGCGGTAATAAGGTACTTTTTAGAGGATAAAGAAACATATAGAGTTGAGACATGGGCATTAACAGGTGTTAAGGTAGAGTATATTGTTAAGGATAAGTTAAAGGGTGGAGAAGTGTTATCACACTATCAAGAAGAGACTTTTTATAATGGGGAGAGTGTAAACGTAGAGGGAAAGAACTTACCTTTCATACCCTTTATACCTATGTTTAATAACAAACAGAAGAAGTCAGACCTTGACGGTATTCAGGAATTAATTGATATGTACACATCTATAAACTCAGGCTTCGTTGATAACATTAATCTTTTCCAAGAAGCAATTGTTAAACTGAAAGGTTTTTCGGGGGATACAGAAGAACTTGAAACAATCAGAAAGAATATGCAGAAGTATAAGATGGTAGGACTTCCTTCGGGTGGTTCAGATGGTGCAGACATGGAATATATGTCTATTGAAATTCCTGTGGAAGCTAGAAGAACTATGCTTGATTTGTTAAAGGAAAACATATTTAAAATAGGTCAGGGATTAGACCCAGATAGAATGGCAGGTGAGTCTAATATAACGAACGTTGTCATTAAAAGTAGGTACTCTTCTTTAGACATGAAAGTTAATGGTACTGAGAAGCAGTTAAGATTATTCTATGAAAAGTTTGTTGATTGTTTAAATGCTTTTTATAGAAGTAATGAGGAGAAGGATATTACTTTTAACAGGTCAATGATTTTCAATGAAGTAGAAGCAATAGATAACTGTATAAAATCTACAGGTTTACTTTCAGTTGAAACAGTACTTGAAAACCATCCTTTCGTCAAAAATGTTAAGGAAGAGTTGAAACGAATAGCGGCTGAGAAAAAGGTAAGGGACAAGGAAGTAAAAAATAAAGAATTAACAGATGTTAAAGCAGAAGAAAAGAAACTATTAACAACTGTTAATAATGAGACACCAGAGGAGAAAGTTAAGAGGGAAGAGGAAAGATTGAAAGCCGAAGAAGAAGAAAGAGTAAAAGCAGAGCAATTAAA